TATCAGTCAAAGTAACTGACGCAGGACCGTATAAAAGGGGTGAGTCTTTCTGTAAGCTATTATACCACAAACAGGACAGGAGGACTCTATACCAATGAGCATCAGAAAAATGAAATTGAAAGATTATGGGATTACGCCGGGACGGGCAGCAGAACTCAAAGAAATGGTAAAAGACAAACAGTATTATTCTTTAGTAATCGAAGCATGCAATAGGGCAAATGAATTTCTTGCCTCGCATCTGGTAAAGAGTTTTACAGAAAGCGTGGGATATCGCCAGATATTCAAAAACAGCAATTCATGTGAACTTCCATGCACTGAAAATGATTTTTATGGTTATAAGCGGAAGGCACTTCATGAATTTGATTTACTGGTGAAAACAGTAGATTTGTAGTAGACGATGCTGGCAGAACCTGACAAAACCCCGCATATCACTCTATATAGGGGAAAACTTACGGAAACCTACGATTTCAGCATATATAGCCGAAAATATTAGCAAATATTAACATCTTCTCGGATCGGTAACCTGTCAAAACCGTCCGTTTCTCTGTGTATGGAATGCATCTTGGAAAAACGTGGAACCCGATTATATATAGCTGATGAATAGGATGGAAGAAGGTGAGTTTCAGAGTATATACCTCATAAATTAGTTGCAAATAGTGGCATTTCTGCATATATGGCCAAAATCTTCAGTATTATTTAGTGCTTTTACTGCCTAGTAAAACTTAGCATTTTGGCTCATATAGGCGGAGGCTTTCCATGGAAACCTCAGAAAACCTCACGATTTTTCTGTATAGGATTATGGAACCTAACAAAACCTAACATTTTTGTATGTATAGGTAAAACCTAAAAACCTTATATTTTTCGGATATAGAGGTGCAGAACTTAACAAAACTTAACATTTATCGGCATATAGATGAAAAATGTAGGGAATTTGTTGACACGATAACGCGCGGGTGACTATTCAGAGATTTCGGAGCCCCTAAAAGTCTGGCGCATGATTCCAAAATGAACTTCGAACGAACTTCGAGAAAATGCACTCAGATGTTATCGAACTCCGAGCGAACCCCGAGAAATGACCTTTTAATGAGTCAATAAACAAAGAGCGAACAGAGAGAACATGAACAATACACGAACAAAACAAAAAGGAGATTTTTATGAATGGATGTAACGAAAATGCAATTGAATTTATGACCAATGGTACCAATGCAACATTGACATTCTCTCAGGGCCGGTATAAATCTGTAATCCGCAAGCTGGCAGAGAAACATCCTGATGATTGCCAGATCGTTGCTGATAACGAGGACGGAAGTATTTGTGCTCATGTTCCGGTAGCCTGGATCCGGATTTCTCCTCCGAAACAGTATACAGAGGAACAGCGTCAGCAGATGGGAGAACGGATGAGACGTAATGTGTCTGAAAATAAAGGAGTACAGGAATAAAACAGAGTAAAAATCAATTGTAATGCAACTAAGATAAAGTTGTAAGGGTAAGGGAAGAAAAAGGCTAAATGAGCCGATAAAATAGAGAGAAGAGATGATGCCAGTATTTAATAAAAATCCTGCTGCCGAACCTACGGTTCAATAAAAGACCTATTATGAGATACGGTCATGCGTTATTACTGATTTTTGGGTATTGGTCTGATTGAAGCAGTGAGGAAGCAGTGAAAAGTTATAAAAAGGGGTATCCACTATTTTGAGGAGCCTTGTTATTGATAATGAAGCCGCAGGAAAGCCACACAAAGCCGTGACGAACCCGTGAGAAATGGAATTAAAGCGGTGAGGAAGCGGTGAGAACTCGGAGTGTTCGAACAGGTGAGAATATCAGGTTAAATCGTGATTTTCACGAAACGTCAGTTGCTTTTGAACTGTCGATGAACAGTCGAAATAACAAAAACGCCCCAAAGTGGTAGAGAGCTGTTCTCACAAAATGTGAGATAATATATGTATCACGATAGGACAGGAGATGATGTATGTGATTTTACTTAACATGTTGATGTTGATTGCAGTCATGGAATTAGCAGCTATTTATGATGCGGTAAGGGGGAAAGACAATGAGACGTATCAGAATGAAGAAAAGTAGAAAATATGAACAGGACAAACTTCAGGCGGCAATAAATGCTTCTGCCAGACGGGCACTTGATGATTTGGAGAAGTCATCGGGAATGCTTTCTGTAACGATTGAAGCATTAAGACAGAGTCTTCCAGAGATGGCAGAAAAATGTAGAAAACTTGCACAGGATTACAAAGAACTTTGGAAACTTGAAAAAGAACTTCAAAAATATGAGGGAGAGGGTGATAAGTAATGGCAGAGAAGATAACATTTAATACAGGTGCTAAGAACTATGAGATTGTAGATCAGGATGGAAATGAGCTGGGAGTATTCCGATTTATTCCTACAGATGTTGGAATCTTAAACAGATATAAAGAGACAGCGGCGTTTTTCGCAAGTGTAGGTGACAAAATAAAAGGGGAGGACTTGGAAGAGATTCTTCCTGAGCTGGAGAAAGAAGCCGGGGAAAAGATAGATTTCTTGTTTGGTGCTCCTGTATCGGAGAACTTCTTTAAAATTACTCATCCGTTTACAATTCTGGAAGATGGACAGACATTTGCCGAACAGATTATCACTGTGATTGGCGGAATCATTGAAAAGGAATTAGCTGAAAGAGAAAAGAAGCAGCAGGAACAAATTGACAAATATGTTGCTAAATACACAAAAAAAGACGAAGAAAAATAAAAACGGCGGGCTGTTCTGGAAACAGGATAGCCCCAATTTATAACTCGGTACTGGTAATTTGAAACTGGTACCCTGACCTCAAATAGTCGGGAGGTAGATAATATGGCAGCTGATGGCTCAATCATCATTGATACCAGGATTCAGACAGAAGGTCTTTCCAAAGGATTAAATACGATCAAGGCAGGAATGACAAGAATTACTGCTCAGGTATCAAAAATGGGAGAAACAGCAAAAAATTCATTTCAAAGGCAGATTGCAACAGTTAACAGCCTTTATCAAAGCTATGAAAAGCAGGAAAGAAAAGTTGCTGAATTAAAATCTAAACTGGATGAGCTGGGTAAAAGCAAAATAGAAACAGAAGGATACAAGCTGATTTCGGATCAGATCAAGGCTCTTGAGACAGACTTTGAAAAAATAGAATCTAAACAGCGTGAATGGATTGATATGGGATTTCCAGTTGATTCTGGGCCTGTTAAAGAACTAGATAAGCAGTTGGATGAAATATGGGCAGGCATGGAGAGACTGCAGAACAAACAGAAGGAGATGCAGGTATCCGGCAGTGCGTACATAGATCCTAAATCGACAGATGCCTATAAAAATACATTGCAGAAGTACGATGAGGAATCACAGAAACTGGAACGTATAAACGGAAGGCTATATTCTTCATATAATAATCTGAAGAAAAAAGTAGAGGAATATCAGGAAAAGAATAACAAGCTTGTTCTGGTAATGCAGAATCTACAGAAAGCTGCTGCACGTGTAGGTGTAGTCATGAAGAACATTGGCTCTGCTTTAAAGAGCGTAGGATCGGCTGTAAAAAGTATGGTCTCTGCTATGAAAAAAGCAGTGGAATCTATGTTTAATTTCGATAAGCAGGCAAAATGTTCTAAGGCAGGTCTGGATGAGGTGTTGGGAATATCACTATTGTTTTCGGGCATGTCCCAGGCTATAAATGCTGTTGGTGACGGAGTAAAGACGGGAATTCAGAATCTTGCTGAGTATTCTAATACCGCAAACACAGCAATGTCTTCATTGATGTCCAGTATGACAAGATTAAAAAATTCTTTTGCAACAGCATTCGCACCAATATTGACAACAGTCGCACCGATTCTTGTCAAGTTTATTAATCTTATGTCAGATGCGGTTACCCGCGTAGGTATGCTGATTGCAGCATTAACCGGGCAAAAAACTTTTACAAAAGCAATAGGCGTTCAGGAAGACTATGCTGCCAGCTTGGATAAAACAGCGGATAGTGCCAAGAAAGCCACAAAGGAAGTAAAAGGATATCTTAGCCCGATTGATGAACTTAATAGATATGATGATGGCGTAAACAGTGCAGGAACAATCGGCGGGAACAAATACACTGACCCATCTGCCGGTGATATGTTTGAAGAAGTTCCTATCACGAGTTCTATAAAGGGAATTGCTGATAAGATCCGAAAGCTCATCAAAAAAGAGGACTGGGAAGGGTTGGGGGCTTATATTGCCAGTGGCATTAATAAAGGCCTGCAGAAAATTTATGATGTGATTAACTGGAACAATGTTGGACCCAAGATTACAAAATTCTGTGATGCTTTTACAAGAACATTTAATAGCCTGGTTGATCATATTGATTGGGATTTGTTAGGACGTACTGTAGGGGCTGGGATTAATACTCTTGTGAATACTATGAATCTTCTGATCACAGGAATAAATTGGAAGAATCTTGGAAAGAAATTTGCAGAAGGTATTACCGGTCTGGTTCATGAGGTAAACTGGAATAATCTTGGACAGCTGCTTGGCAACATGTTCATGATTTCCTGGAAGATATTCAGCGGATTTGTTCATAATCTTCCTTATGCTGATATTGGAAAGGCGGTTGCGGATGCACTGAACGGTGTTTTTTCGACTGTTTCATTTTCAGAGATAGGAGATACACTTGCTACTGGACTTAACGGTGCGTTTACAACTCTTTACAATTTTGCTGTCAATTTCAACTGGAAACAGATGGTTGATAATATTGCGGGAGGAATCAATACTTTTGTATCAAAATTTGATTGGAAAGGCAATGGACAGAAACTGGAAATATTCCTGAACAATTTATGTACTTCTTTGGTTGGACTGGCTCAAAAAACAAATTGGGAAGAAGTAGGGAAAGGAATAGGAACATTCTTAAGCCAGATTGATTGGGGAAAACATCTGTGGCAGGTCATTGAAGCAATCAAAACAACGATTGGAGGTCTGTTTGATGGGTTGGAAGAGGGTGGCACAGCCGGTAAAATAGCAGCTTTTCTCGGAAAAGCATTTCTTGCTGTAAAGATTGCGGATATAACAGGGATTGGCAGTCTGGTAAAGTTGCTGATTGGAGCAATAGGAAAGAAGATAATCGGATCTGAAGCAGTAGCGGCTCTTTCCGGAAGCCTGACATCTGTACTGGGAAAAGCTGCCAGTGCGGCAGCGGGCGGATTTACTTCCCTTGCTTCATCTCTTGCCCCATTGGTAGGAACAGCGGGATTGATCGCGGCGGTAGCTATGGCGGCAATTGTAGGAACAGAAAAGCTGGCAGGATTCATAGAAACCTTACAGGGTGGAAACGGTGTTCTGACACAGGCGGGTGGATATCTGCATGATTATGCTGGGGCAATGAGTTCCTCGAATGTAATAACCCAAAAGCAGGCAGAAGACCTCTGGAAGTTGATTGAAGCCGATGAAAGTGCGGGAAAATCCAATGCTGAAATGTATGATAGCTTTATTCATAAGTTGGCAGAATATGGCATATCTGCTGAGCAGGCGAAAGCAATACTTGAACAATATGGTGCTCAGGCAGGCGTAACAGGTACCTTCGTAGAAGATATGACCAATAAAGTGCTGGCATTGGGACAGGGATTCTCTGAAAGTGCAGGACAGATTGATCTCTCTTCGCTGAGCGCGAAAGAAGCAATTAGTGTTTTATCGGACACTCTTTATACATTAAGCCTGAAAGGGAACGAATTTAGCGGAACCTATCAGGGAGTCAGAAGCCAGCTTCAGGACACTGGCGGAAGTGCCAAGAGCGCACAGGATGCTTTGAACATGGTTTACACTGCTTTGAAGAATGCAGGTGTACCACTGGATGATCTGAATGCAGCATTAGGGGCAGAGTTTCCGGCTGCAACTACGGCGGTTACTACAGCGGTAGATACCAATATTGTCGGAGCGCAGGAGAAGATTTCTTCATCAATAAAGACTGCTCAGACTGATGTGGAAGAGGCTACAGCCGGAATTAAGTCCAGTACAGAAGAAAATTTTGCAGGAGTAAATGATTCTACAGTGCTTAACTGGGGAAATTCTGCAAAAGAAGTGAAAACGAATGTACGAGCCATGAAGATACAGGCCAACTTAAGCCTTGGTGAGATGACCAAAGGTGTTAAGAGTCAGTTCCAGAGTCAGTATAACATCATGACAAGAAAATGGAAAAACGCCAGTGACGAAATCAATAGGACGGTTGGAGGTATGTCAGGCTCGATTGACAAAAGTCTTTCTTCCTTAGTTGGCAAAGTAGAAAGCTATGGATCCAGAATGGAAAGTGGTCTTTCCGGAGCAATATCCAGGGCGGCAGATAGAATCAGCACTACATTGAATAATATTATATCTAAAGTAAACGGTATGATTAATAACATAAACAGTGCAATCTCGGGAATTGAAAGAGGCTTTACGTTTTCATATAATGTACAGCTTCCTAATGGCGGACGCCGATGGGGAAATTATTTCATGAGCCTTCCAAGAGTAAACTCAGTTCCGTATCTGGCCAGTGGCGCAGTTATTCCGCCAAGGTCAGAATTCCTTGCGGTATTAGGTGACCAGAAAAAAGGCAATAACCTGGAAACACCGGAAAGCCTGTTGCGCCAGATCGTCCGGGAAGAATCAGGAAAAGGACAGGGTGATGGAAATACCTATAATGTTACAGTCAATGCATCTGGCAGGAAATTGTTAGATATTATTATCAGTGAAGCTGAAATGAGAAGAAACCGGAACGGGAAGAACCCATTTGAGTTAGCATAAAGAAAAATGGGACACAGGAACAACTTAAAGCGGAGCAAAGAAAGGAAGAAATTATGCGAACCAGAGAAGCAACTTATACAGATTATGGATTTAAAAAGGGAGAGGAAAAACAGCTGAAGCAGTATTGTCTGGATCTGGAACTGCCGGACAAGCTTCTGCTGTTACAATGTGCGCATGAATGCAATCCTATGGTTGAAGATGATCTCTTCTACAGTATATCCAAGGGCGTGGCATTTCAGGTCCTTGCCAGAAAAGGGATTGATCAGAATTACAAATGCCATGCAGATGTTTATGGATATAAACGAAAAACACTGGCATTATTCAGATCTGCACTACAGGCATGCGGAAGATATCCATTTTAGCAATAGAATGGAAAATTAGGTGAAAATATTACGGTACTGTAAGGATATGGGGCTGTATATAATATGCGCGAATGGATAACGAAGCGTGAGAAACAGCATTATGTTGGAAAAAGATTGCATTTCCGCATATATAGCCGAAAGGCAATAACATATTTACTCATGGTTGTTGAGAAATGTTGAGATTTTTTATATGTAGCCCCATAACAGTACAGTTATTTCCAAGATAGAACTTGAAAAAACTTGAAGCATTGGATTATATAGCTCGGAAAATAATTGCAGAGCGGAAAGGAGCGTTGTTATAGACGATTTAGTATATCTTAAAAATGAACAGGCAGTATGTGATAGTTTACAGGTAGCGGAGAAATTTGGAAAAAGGCATTCAGATGTCATTAGAGCAATAGAGAATTTATTGGCAAATGACTCAACGCAAAATTGCGTTCAGTGCATCAAGCCATCTAAGTATAAAGATGCTTCCGGAAAATATAATAAAAAGTATTTGTTGAATAAAGATGGCTTTGTGTTCCTGGCATTTGGTTTTACTGGAAAAGAAGCAGATGCCTGGAAATGGAAGTATATTGATGCGTTCAACCGGATGGAAAGACTTGTTTATGAAAAGAATACTGCTGCTTATCAGATAGCAGATCAGGAAGAGAGAACCACCAGAAGAGCAGAGACGGATGTTATCAAGGAATTTGTGGAATATGCCAGAATGCAGGGAAGTACTCACGCAGATCACTATTACAGCAATTATACCAGACTGGCATATAAGAGTGTAGGAATCACTGACAAGACAACTGCTGCTGGAAGTCAGTTAGATGATCTGTCATTGGTGGAACATCTGATAGCGCATACTTTAAGAACAGGCATGGCAGCAGGACGTAATTACAAAGATATTTACCAGGACTGCAAGAATCGACTGGAAGCTATGCGATATTTACAGTGTACAGCATGAAATGTTTTATTTGTCCAGAGTACAGGCATAAAATAATGTGAAAATGGATGGAAACAGTGCAAGGGTATATTTGTATAGAGTAAGGTGGGACAAAGAAAAATAGACGATTATTACAAAGCAATGAA